CGATATGCGTTGCCAGCCGCCAAGAATCTCAGGGTTGCCTTGACGAAAGCGAATTTTGTCGCACTCATACCAACCACCCTCGGTGGTGTAGCGGGTGTTTTCTTTATTGACGCCCGGCTTAAACAGTATTTTTTGTAGTGGCATTGGCTACCTTTTATTTGCTGGCAACGCCTTTGGTCTTCTCAAAAGAACGCATACCGGCAATGCCCAAGATACCTGATAATATCACCCAAAGTTGGTCTGCGTCTAGTACTGGCGGGGGATCCATGCCAATAGGAACCCAACCCATAGCCTGCAAGTATTTCCAGCACCATTGGAACAGTGGATAGAGCAGAAACTGATAACCCATAGCCGCTACACCGATCCATCCAATTGCTGGTCTCCAGCCGGAAACAAACACGTTGGACGAAGCAGCTTCAATCTTGTTAACCTCAATCTGCGCTAGGTCAGTTGCTTGGTCAATGCGCTTTTCTTCAAGATCAAGCTTACGTTGCTCAATCTCCATTTCCATCTTTTCTTTATCAGTGGTAATCAGGTCGCCTGCAACCTTACCCACAGCTTCAATGATTGATCCAACGGCAAGCAAGCTCATGCTAGACCTTTCAATGTGCGGTTAATCCAACCCTTGAGAAACTTAACCTGTACGGGGTTCTTGTTGCATATCTCAACGTAGCGTGCAATCTTGGCCAAAGCGTAGGACTCCTTAAACCGTTGGCCGTCCGTAATTTGGTTGAGCTTCTCTATGGTTTTAGCGCCAATACCGCCGTCAGGTGTAGCTCCCACGACCAACTGGGCCAGCTTGACCGCCATGCCCATGCCTGCGTTTACACCAAAGTTAAAGATGCTGTTGGCTACGTCTTGGTTTGAAATCTCATTCCCACGCATCTTGTCCCAGAACTCAACACGGTAAAACTCACGCACCATAGGCGTTAAAGAGCCACCAAACTCCTTTTTGTCTACAAGCGCCCAGCCATTCCATTGGGGGTTTTTGTTACGGGCAATGCCAGCATAGGTCATACCGCCCGTGTCGCCGGGCACTTCGTGAAGGACGTAGCCGCCCTCGTCGCGGATCATCTGCTCAAAGGCTGGTTCAAACTGAGCCATTACTGTTTACTCCTTGAAAGCATGGTGGCTGCAATATCCATCATGGTTCTTGTTACTTGAATGTCGGCGGGTTCAGTGTCCCATCCCACAGTAATTTGGCCTACAAATCTGTTTGGGTCAGGTGGAATGCTGATTCGGCAAGTATAGGCAACCCCCTTGGCGATGTACCACAAACCCATCTCGGATTGCGCTGAACGGTATTCCCCGCAAGGTATCTCGCTGGCCATCAGCTTAACCACATCTGCGTTGTTGGCTGCGTTTTGAGTAAACAAGCCTACATCCAGCCCGTCATTGGTTTTGTCTCTGCCTTCTTTGGTGTAAGCACGGTGCAGCACTCGGGTTCCAAACATGGGATTCACTTTGAACACAGCAACAATGGTAGCGTTGGTGGTTTTGAATAAGTGAGCAGCAGCGTCTTCTACCCTGTCCTCAACAATGCTCGGCATCTTCTTGGACTCTTTGTACGCGCCCATCAACAGTTCTTGGTTCTGCCAAACAAAGTACCCAGAGAACGCAAACACCGCCATCAGTATCAGCGCAAATAGTTTAAACGGGCTATCCACATAGGACAGCACCTTGCTCAATATGTCTGCTGGTTTTTCATCACTCATAATCCAAACATCCCTAGTAATTTTTTGGCAACATCGTCTGGCAGAAACCGCAACAGGCCAAGCACCCACCACGCAATGCACAGCCTGACAAAGACTTTAAGGAAAAGGTCAAACTGTTTTTGGTACTCATTCACCGCCCACACCTTGATCTGGCACACAGATCAGATACTTCATTGATACCCCAACCAACAGCACCAATAAACATCACAATAATAACAATGGCAACTGCCCACTGCATTTGTTCGGCCTCGGCCTCTTTGCGCCTTTTTTCTTCAGCGTGTAAAGCCGCCATCTCTTTGGCATCATCCCTGTCCATTTCAGCTTGACGGGCCTTGGTTGCATTCCATACGTCTATGCGCCCGGCTTGCATGAACAACATTTTTAACTGCTCTTCAAACCGCTTGGCTTCATCCAAAGCCATCTCAATCTGTAACGCCGCACCAAGGTTAGACTTACCGCCAGTACGCTTGGCTTGAAGCATGGCCTTGGTAGCGGTTGACTTGGCATCAAAAAGCTTGGCAATTGACGGCGTTAAACCTGCCAGATCACTAGCGACTTTGCTCGCTTTTTTAACGACACTGATTGCAGTTTGCAATCCTTCTAGCGCCGTGATCGGATCAATCATTTCCGTTCAACCTTTTGCCACTCAAGGCATACTACTTTGCGGTTGTAAACATCACCTGTCCATGCCCAACGCACACAACGATATTCAGTTTTTTTGTCTTGGCTGGCTGCTCCCGGTAGAAACACCAAAAAGAGCATCAACAACCAGCGCATAAATCATTAGGGTGACTCAGGCCAAGTGATTGTCCAAGGGAAACCTGTTTGACCTGTGATGTCACGCAGTGCTTGGCGGTATGTAGCCCATGCTGTCTTATCAGCAGTGCTGTCGGCAATCTGTGTCCAGTCGCAGTCTTTGAGCAATTGGGTGCGGGTTTCACGCATAGATTTAGCCTGCTCAGCATCTTTACGGGCTTTGTATGCGGCCTCCTGTTCAGCGGCAGTTTGGGCTGGCTGGTCGCCTTCGGCTGCGCGGTCTGTAAACACAGGCCCAAGGATGTACTTGGTGTACCACTTGCCGTCAATCTGCTCTACGCCATCACGTTGGCTGTATTGGTAGACAGTGCCGCCTGATGCTTGTGGGCCTTCAAACACAATGTCAGATTCAAAGCGATTGACAGCCTCTTCAGATATGCCACTCAATGACTTGGCGTAGGTCTGTGCAACCCACTTTTCCCACTCGTGCTGTAAAAGCACCTGACCTGTTGCGCGAATTCGTATTTGCATGATGATTCCTTATGCGATTGCCAAGAAGATGAATGTTCCGCCGTTGGCATTGATTGCGGCTGGGGCAGTGGATGAAATTTCAAAACCTGCGCTATATGTGTCTACGTAGTCAGTACCCGTGACTTCAGCGGCGCTGCTGTTAAGCAAAAGGTAGGGGTCATTACCGGCTACGATGCCTCGTGCAGAGTCCCACACATACCAGTCACCTGTTGAATCAGTGCGTTTTATTAGAACGAACCTCGCCCCACCTGTAAAGCCACAATCAATTTGAAGTGTAGTTCCTGTGCCTGTGTATGAACCTACTTTGGAAACACCAGCGCAGGTTGCAAAGAGGTAGGCTACAAAACTATCGTTAACAGACCCTAAATTTGGGCCAAGACGAAATACTGATGATGTAGGCTGTGCATTAATGTAATTGTTATATGCGCCAACACTTCCAGCATCAGTGCTATTTAAAACCAAATTATTCCATGTTGTTGAAGTAAATTCAACTCCAACTTGCCAAGAGACTGCGCTTGTTCTATCTTTCAAAATAATCAATTCTGGCGCAACACCTAAATTATGAGTCACATTTTGTGCGCTTCCTGTTTGTGTACAAATTACCTCATCAAAGAAGCCGGGGGCGCGGCGGAACATCCAAAAGAAATTACTAAACCCAGTATTTAGAATTGTCAAACGCATTCCAGACTGACGGTCAAAACCCGCAATCAGTGTTTGATTTGCCTTTTCTGCATCTGTGTTGGTTGACTCAAGACTTCTGAGTCCACGTAATCGGTCAACAAAATAATTTGTGCCTGTTACCGGGGAATTGTTGTCATTCAAATACCAGAATTTATTTATTGCTAAATCCACAACTGGTGCACTGGAGTTAACAACAGAATTTGTGTCCATACTGGCCGCAGAAGAAAACACCTTTGTCCCATCCGTAGGCACTTTCATTGGGCCTCTACGAATGGCTATGTAGATGACTGTTAATCCACTAGATTGACTAGTTACCTCAAATCCAGTTGCAGTTGGTTTCCATCCACCTCTTGTTGTTT